TGAAAACTTTGCAATGGCGAATCCTGCTTTGGGTCACACGATCCACATCGACAATATTCGCAGCGTTTTGAAAGACCCACCCGAAGTGGTACAAACCGAGGTGCTTTGCAGATGGGTACAAACGATCTCATCAGTGATCAGTCAAGCCGCGTGGGATGGATGTGCCGATCCTGACGTCGATCTCGATCCTGAAAAACTTACCTGGCTGGCTTTGGATATTTCACCGGACAGAAAGCATTGCGCATTGGTCGGGGCGCAGAAATTAGGCGATGAACGATTTATCTTGAAACTGCTGCACACGTGGGAAAACGAAAGGCAACTCGATGATCGAGCAATCGCAAACGATGCCGCGTTTTACTGCCGAAAGTACCCGATCGAACATTTGCTATACAGCCGCAAAACTAGCGGCGCAGTAGCGGCTCGATTACAGCCAGCAGGGATTCCTATTTACGATATGGATGCCGCTTACCCACAATCGTGTGACGAATTGCTAGGTGCGATCAATAGCGGCAGGTTACGTCATACGAATCAACCCGAACTGACTGCGCAGATGCTTTCGGCGGTTCAATTACGTCGAGGCGATGGCGGCTGGGTCATAGGACGTCGGGCGTCACAAACCGCCGTGTGCGCAGCAGTGGCATCGGCGCTCGCGACACATTTCGCGACACGCCCAGAGACGGAAACGGACATTATGGTCGGATAGTGGTATCCCACTGAGAAAATTTGCAAATGGGAATACGTGACATATTTGCAACACGTGAGGTACAAACGGTGGCAACGCCGCAATCACCTGACGTATCTGCGCAACTTGGTCCAGTCACATCGCTTGATTCACTTACTCCATTTTTCGGCGGTGCAAATACTGCAACGCGTGAGGAATTTATGTCGATCCCGACTGCGGCACGTGCAAGAAACATCATTTGCTCATCAATCGCATCGATCGGACTTGAAGTCATTGATCGATCAACTGGAATGGACATCGAGGAAGCAATCCCACGTGTCATCCGTACACCCGATCCACGTGTGCCTGGATCAGCCACTTACGTGTGGACACTAGAGGACATTCTGCTTTACGGATACGGATATTGGCAGATCACAGAATTATTTGCAGACACATTCCGTGTGCGCAGTGTGCAACGCGTTTCACCTACTCGCGTGACAATTCAAACAAATTCACTGGCAACTGAAATTGAATATTATATGGTTGATGGATCACCAGTACCGAATTCCGGTATTGGATCACTGGTCGTATTTAACGGCAACGATGAAGGCGTGCTGAATAGAGCAGGTCGAACAATCCGCACGGGTGCGGAACTAGAACGTGCCGCTGCAATGTACGCCAGAGAGCCAATTCCATCGATGGTACTGAAAAGCAACGGCACGGCTTTACCTGCTGACAGAATTGCAAAATTGCTTGATTCGTGGGCAACAGCCCGACGCAATCGCGGCACTGCGTTTCTAAATGCGGACGTAACTTTGGAGACAGTCGGATTCGATCCTGAGAAATTGCAACTAGCAGCTGCCCGTTCGTACATCGCCACCGAGGTGGCACGTGCTTGCGGAATCCCTGCATATTACGTCGATGCCGAAACTGGATCATCAATGACGTACAGCAACGCGACAACTCAGCGCCAAACTTTGCTGGATTTCTCATTGATTCCGCTGATGACAAGCATTACCGAAAGACTTTCAATGCCTGATTTCATTCCATCAACACAAGAAGTCAAATATGACTTATCTGATTATTTACGCGGCAGCGATCTTGAACGTGCCAATATTTATAAAATCCTGAATTCGATTGTGGACGCCGAAGGCAATCCAGCAATCACAATCGATGAAATCCGACAAGCAGAGGAAATGATCAAATGAAGGTAAATACACCATTCACAATCACTGCCGCTGATTCTGAGGCACGTACAATCACCGGACAAATCGTTGCATTTGATACCGCTGCCAAAGCATCAACAGGCAAAGTCCTATTCAAAGCAGGATCAATCATTCCAGCAAATGTGAAATTGAATCTAGAACACGATTCAGCACGTCCAATCGGCAAAACTTTAGCGATGGAACTTTCACCTGATGGAAAGTCAATTAATGCAACATTCAAGATTTCCAAAACCACTGCTGGATCAGACGCGATCCAGGAAGCAATGGACGGACTCCGTGATGGATTTAGCGTTGAAGCAAACGCAATCGATTTTGGATACAACGAGGACGGCACAATGGTCGTCAATAAAGCAGATTTGGTCGGGGTCGCTTTGACTCACAATCCTGCATTTGATTCAGCACGTGTATCAAATGTCGCAGCGAATACCGCACCAGAAAATTCCGAGACATCATCCGATGACGCGGAAGCAACACCCACACCATCAACAGAAGGAGACGCCGTGGAAAACACCGTCACAGAGCCAACTACCGCCGAGACGGTAGAAGCGGCAGCAGAAGTACAAGCACCAGCAGCAGCACCAAAACCAGTTAATTTCATCGCATCACGCAACCCAGTCGTATCACCTGAAACATTCTTGATGCACCAGGTTGCAGCAGCCCGTGGATCAGAAACATCACGTGCATACATCGCAGCAGCGACAGCATCGACAGACAATCCAGGATTGATTCCAACACGCCAACTCCGCGAGGTCGTAAACGGCTTAGCAGACAATGTGAGAGCCTCAATCGATAGCATCAGTACGGGAACGCTGCCTGGTTCAGGACTCGTTTTCCAGATTCCTAAAATCACAGTACTGCCATCAGTGGCTCAGATCGATGAACTCGATCCAGTAACTCCAACAGTTATGGAATCAGAATTCATCAACGTAAATGTGAAGTCATTCAAGGGTTCTCAGGTTATGTCCGTTGAACTCGCGGACCGATCTGACCCACTTTTCTTTACCGAATTGATTTCAAATCTTTCGTCACAATATGCACGTGCGACCAATGAATACAACTCAGCGCAGATCATTGCAAACTCAGCAACAGCATCAACAGGATTCGGCTCAGACATTACTGCCGAGGAATTGCTTTCTTGGGTTGCAACTGCGTCAGTTTACGTTTATGAGCAAACACATAAATTCGCTGATGCCATCGTAGTCTCACCTGCAATGTGGGGTCGCATAATGTCATTCAACGTCGATGGACGTCCAATTTACAATGCGCTGCAACCTCAAAATGCGGCAGGAAATGCTCAGCCACGTTCACTCCGTGGATCAGTCAATGGACTTGATCTTTGGGTTGATACTGCACTATCAGGCACAGGCGATGATTCAATGTACGTCATCAATCGTGAGGCTTATACCTGGTACGAATCTCCACGCCTAGAACTCCGAACAAACATCATTTCAGATGGTTCAATCGGAATTCTGATGTACGGCTATGGCGCAACAGCCACGAAAATTGGCTACGGCGCATACCGTTACGCAGATTAATCCAAAACCAATCATCGGCTAGGTCACTCCCGAACTAGCCGAGCAGACGAGAGGATCGGAAATGCCAAACATTGTCACCGCAGATGAATTGCGTCAGGTGCTTGGCGTTTCCGAATCCCTTTTTTCTGACGAATATCTTGATTCAATTATTGATTCGGCTGAGATCACAATCTTGCCGATGCTTACGCAATATCAAAGCGCAGTAGTTTCAACACGCATCGCCGATGACGTTTTATATATCGACACATTGCGTCCAAATTATTTCGTCCAGGGGCAACAGGTCGTCCTCGCTGGAATAGGTAACGGACTCGATGGACCATATACAGTCAGTGATCATTCCGTCAATGCATTTCAGGTCACTGCAACAGTAGATGAAGCCGATCGAATTCTTACACCGGTCATTCCAGCGGGAACGATCACACTTGATGGCGGCTCAGCAGCTGAAATCTATGCAAATGTGCCAGCAATTAATAAAGCGATTTTGATCGTTTCAGTAGAAATTTTCCAAAGCATCACAGCGCCAGGTGGACAAATTGAAGGCGTAGATTTTGCACCGACTCCATATCGAATGGGTCGATCATTGCAGAATCGTGTCATTGGATTGATTTCAGCGTTTTACGATGTGGATTCAATATGCCAATGACCACACTGCTCGATGTACGCAATGATTTAGCGACTGCACTTGCTGGCGTCGCTGCATCCGTGTATCCCGTAGCACCCGAAGCAGTGATCCCACCTGCTTGCGTAATCATTCCCGATTCACCCTGGCTTGAAAGTGTGCTGATCAATGGATCGGTCACAAAGGTCAAGGTCAATTTTGTCGTCACGGCAGCCGTGGCAAATAACAGCAACTCAGGCGCTTTGGATCAACTTGAAGCCCTAATCATCAGCATTTTGGGGGCTATGCCCTCAGGGTACGTCGTCGGTGACGTTCAACGTCCGTCAATAGTTTCAGTCGGTGCATCGAATCTGCTCGTTGCTGATCTCAGTGTTTCGACTTATTACACCCAAATCAATACATAGGAGAAAAAATGCCAACAAACATCATCACGGGCAGACAGATCACATTCACCATCGATGGTGATGTATTTGATGCGCAAGCCACATCCGCAACGCTGACGATCGATTCAACGATCAACACATATCAGACACTTGACGGCAAGGCGTACTACACAACCGATACACAGGGAACTTTCGCAGTAGAAATGCTGCAAGATTTCGGCGCTGCTGGATCATTGTGTGAAGCACTTTGGAACGCTGCTGCAACCACACCAAACGATGCTCTGCCAGTAGTTTTGACAGTACACGACGTTGCTTATGCGTTTAGCGTTCAACCAATATTCCCACAACTAGGTGGAACTGCACCTGACGCTTTAACAGCATCACTTTCATTCACTTGCGT